CATCAAGAAACTCTCGGACCCGCGTTTCACTGGCGCCAACTTACTTGTGGTCCGTAAGATCGAGGAAACGAATCGCGACAGCACCTTTGCTGAGCTCCAGGCTGCCATATACAGGCTTTTCGGTGAGTACTCCGAGAGGTTTTGGAAGATCAACCTGAACCCTCTCATGATGGAGTGCCGGGCAACGGGCAACCGGATCATCTTCCGCGGTATGAAGGACCAAGGTCAGCGTGAAAAGGTCAAGTCCATCACCTTTCGCAAGGGCAAGCTCTGCTGGATATGGATTGAGGAAGCCACAGAACTCTTGCAGGAGGACGTGGATATCCTTGACGACCGCCTCCGTGGGGACTTGGCCGGCATCAATCCGAATCTGTACTACCAGATCACGATGACTTTCAACCCGGTGAGCGCCACTCACTGGATAAAAGCGCGGTACTTTGACAGGCAAGACCCAGAGGTCTTCACCCACCATTCGACTTACCGGGACAACCGCTTCATCGACGAGGGCTACTACGCCCGTATGGAGCGGCGCCGCATCGAAGATCCGGATGGTTACCGCGTATACGGCCTCGGTGAGTGGGGCGAACTGGGCGGCCAGATCTTGACCAACTTCGAGATACACGAATTCCGTCAGGACAGGGACTACTTCGACGCAGTTGCCATCGGTCAGGACTTCGGTTTTAACCACGCCAACGCTATCCTTCTTCTCGGTTGGAAAGACGGCGAGGTTTATGTCCGGTCAGAGATATACGTCTTCGAGAAAGACACCAACGAGATCATCGAGCTGGCCAACAAGGCCGGCGTCAGCAAGCAAGAAGAGATGTGGTGTGACTCCGCTGAGCCTGACCGCATAGCGACGTGGCGCAAAGCCGGTTATCGCGCCAGGCCGGTGAAGAAGGAACCTGGTAGTGTCAAGGCCCAGATTGACTTCCTGAAAGGCAGGAAGATCCACATCCATCCTTCCTGCGTGAACACCATCAAAGAGATCCAGCAGTGGAAATGGAAGAAGGACCCGCAGACAGGGCTCTACATCGATGAGCCGGTAGAGTATTTCGATGATGCCATGGCCGCGCTCCGTTACGGCGTTGAGCGCTGGCGGCCACGTCGCGGTGGTGGTGGCGAGTTTGTTCAGGTGCAGATCCGATAGTCGCCTCTTTTGAGGCGTGGATTGAAACATAGATGACGCGATGGCGGCGCTTCGTTATGGCGAGGAGGGTTACGACGATGCTCACGAATCTGAATTGGCTACAGTCTGGTTCTCCCTACCCTCCCGCCTCCGAGAAGGGGCGCATTGAACGCTACAAACTGCATGAGAAGCTGTTCCTGACGAAGCACACCGAAGCATGGCAGACCGCGTTCGCGGAGTTGTCTCGTCGTTACCGGTTGTCAACATGGGACGTCAACACAGTCTTCAACTACCACCAGCTGCTCAGCAAGAAGATCGCCGATTTCGTGTGCGCGGAACCTCCAACGTTTGAGACCGGAGGCCAGACGGATGAACTGCTGAAGATTCTTAACCGCCAAAGGTTCGCGGCGAAGCTTTACGAAGCGATTATCGACGTATCCCGGTATGGTGACGCCGTGCTCAAGATTGTGGGGAAAGGCCTCACGATAGCTTCGCCTATGTACTGGTTCCCGATTGTCGCTCCTAACGACTTGAAAACCGTCACCCAACACGTGATCGCGTACCCCATAACACCGGACGCTCAAGGCGCTATGACTGAACTGTACGTCGAGATCCACAGTATTGGTCAGATCGAGCAGCGGACATACGCATACGATGAGAAGCGGCAGGAAATCGGCGCTCTCAAGGAGACCAAGACCAATCAGACGGGCCTGCAGGACTTCGCAGTCCAGGTGCTGACGAACGTCACGCACAGCGGCAGCATCTACGGTCTGGACGACTATGAGATCATCAATTCCATCGTGGCGAAGATCATGTGGCGTTTGCATCGTGCTGACGCTATTCTTGATAAACACTCCGACCCATCGATGAGCGGACCGGCCTCAGCCCTCTCCTACGATGAGCGCAGCGGCCTTTGGTATGTAAACCTCGGCAACTACTTCAAGCGCGAGACGAAAGACGATCCTGACATCTCGTACGTCACGTGGGACGGTAACCTTGGTGACAACTGGAAGGAGATTGAGCTGCTCCTTAACCAGCTTTATATCCTCACAGAAATGGGCCAGGCCTTCATCGAAGGCGGCGGGGGAGGTTCGGCTCAGAGCGGTACCGCGCTGAAACTGAAGATGGTCAGCCCTCGGGTCAAAGCGGCCCGAATTGCCGGCATGAACGCCGGCACGGTAAAGACCATCGTGTCTTTGTTGGCCCAAGTGAACGGGATCACCTTGGATTACGACACGCTCACCATCACGTGGCATGACGGCCTACCTGATGACCCAGTGGAACAGGTCAACATGCTCACCACTGCCACGGGCGGTAAACCCATCATGTCGCAGTACAGCGCTCTTAAACAGCTTGGTTTGACCGACAAGGAAGTTGAAGAAGAGATGGAGCAGTTGCGGGAGGAACAGGCCACGTCTACTCCGTTTCCGCTGGGGGTCATAGACGTGAACGGCGACAAAGAGCCTGAGGCCGAGGATGCAGAGGTCCTTGAATAATGGCTACGCAGCAGGAACTAGCCAACTTGGCGAAACTGTATCTAGCGGCCCGCAACCGGCTCCTTAATACCATCGTCAACTTCAGAGGCGTTGGCACGAAAGTCTACGCCAACAGCGTCCTCCAGTGCCTCAACCGTGAACTGGAGGCGCTGGCTAAGGCTGCGGATGAGTTTATTGACACGGCCATACCGGCGGAATATGAGAAGGGGCTTCGGGAGACATACGACTATTTCAAGAAGAACAACCTGCTCATGAAGAACCCCTCCCTATTCGCTGACCTGCACGCTGAGGCTGTCCATACAGTGGCCCGTGAGATGCAGTATCAGATTCGACAGGGCCTGGCCTCGGTGGGCAGACAGATCCTGCGGTACGTGGATAGCTCAAGGGATGAAGCTCTGCGTGCGGTAGGCCTGGCATCCTCCGGTGAAAAGATCGCCAGTGGCTCTACGGTAGTGCAGATGAAGAACCTCATGATCGAGAAGCTAAAGAACGAGGGCTTCATGACCGTCCAGTACAGCAGTGGAGCCCGGGCGTTTCAAGTTCCTCTTGACGTCTACGCGATGCTGTGCGCCCGGTCCACGACGCGAGAAGCCGGTAACCTGGCGCGGGAGAACCAGCTGACTGCCAACGGTTACGACCTGGTGGAGATAAGCACGCACTACCCTACCTGCGAGGTATGCGCCCAGTACCAGGGACGGGTGTATAGCATCAGCGGCAACGACAAGCGGTTTCCGCCGCTCCCCAGGGCGTTCAGCAGCGGGTATCACAACATCCATCCGAACTGCAGGCATGTACTCGTACCGTTCGTTGAGAGCATGCAAACGCCGGAGGAGATGCAGCAAGCTATTGAGCGCAGCAACAGGCCTTTCAAGGATAGTCGCGCTAAGCGTGAGGTCGACCTGTACAACAAGCAGCAGGCCCAGAACCGGCGAATGCGCGAAGACCTCTACCAGTATGAGCGGTACAAAGCCAGGTTGGGCCCGGATGCCCCCAAGAGATTCCACGGCTTCCGCAAGATAAAGAAAGCCGGCGGCGAGAAATGGGCGCTCATGCAGCTTGACTACAGGCGCAGGACTGATCTGGCGCAGCACCCAGAGAAAGCGTTGCCTAATGCGGATAAGGCCATAGCCGCTGAAGCAAAGTTCACTCGTTACCTGTTTAATCCTGAAAACGCTGACGGCTGGGCTAAGGGTGTTGCTTTGAGTAGTCGTCTTGGATACGATAAGGACAACTGGCAGGAACTGCAAGCCGAGGCCTTGAAACGAGCGCCTCTGTATCCAGTATCGCATGTAAAGACTGATCAACACGGCACGCGGTGGGAACAGAAAATGGTGCTATACGGTAAGAAGGGCAATCCTGCTAACGTCGTCGTCGGATGGATTACCGATGACGTCGGGACTAGGATGACTACTCTCTACATCAAGGAGGTGAGATGAGGGTGGAGACGATCAAGCCATACGCCCACGTTATTTTGAAAGACGGACGGGAAGGATGCGTTGTTGAGATTCTTGGCGATCAGGAAGTGTTCATTGTCGACATCGGCTCATCTCCTGTAGACTGGGAGACTATCGAAGTACAGCGACAAGACATAGCTAGAGTGGTCAAGTAGTCACTCCTACTCCTAACAACCGAACATCAGCGCTCTGGTTATCCAGGGCGCTTTTGTTATGCCTAACCGGCGGGCAGTTAACTAGCCGGAGACGGTCACCTAGACCTTAAACAGGAGGTAACAGAATGAAAGAGTTCTCGCACATCGATCTCCAGCTCTTTGGAGAGGGAGAAGGAGCCGGCAAACCTGCGGCCGGAGAGCAGGGCAAGACTGGAGACCAGACGTCTTCGCCCAAAACCTTCACGCAGGAGGACGTTAACAACCTGGTTGCCCGCGAGAGCAAGGCGGCTGTCGAGAGACTACTGAAAGAGGTCGGTATCGCCAGCGAAGGCGACTACAAGGCTGCCCTGAAGTCCTTTAAGGAATGGCAGGACAAACAGAAGACCGACTTGGAGAAAGCCACAAGCGCAAACGCTGCTCTTGTAAAAGAGCGAGACGAAGCATTGGCCAAGGTCACAGCCCTCGAACGGCAATTTGCCGCCATCAGCAAGGGTATTCCCGCCGACAAGGCCGCGAAGTACATCAAGCTTGCTGAGGCCTACGTCACCGACAAAGTAGACTTCGCCGCAGCACTTGACCTCGCGCTCAAGGATTTCCCGGTAGCGGCCGCAGGCGTGGCGGGCCAGGGAGGCAATCCAGCCCCAGGTGACCAGCAGAAGAAAAACCCCTTACCTAAGGGGGTAATCACGTTCTAGGAAAGGATGATCCAAAGTGGCGAGAACCAAAGCCATTTCACTTCTGCAGGCCGTAGGCGTTAACGCTGACCTGCAGGAAATCTACGGGATAGTCATCGACAACGTTCGCAAGGCAACTCTGTCTGACTTTCTCAAGAGCACTCTGTATACGGGCAACCCCGCAACAGGTTCAGTCGAGTTCAAGCGTTTCGTTAACAGCGTCGCCAAGCCGTATGGCACGGCTAGAACCGCTGCCAAGGGCGATGTTGTCACCGCGCCCCCAACCACGGTGAACCTGGACCAGAAGAAAGAGATCGTGGAAGAGGTCGCAAGCTTCGACCTGGATACCTTCGGCGTGACCAACGTCATGAAGCGGCGCGCGGCTAACCACATCGACACCATGGCTACTGACCTGGATATCGCGTTCTTCGCTGCCGCGGGTGCAGCCGCGACTGCTGTTGTGCCGGTAGGTACGACTGAGGCTGAGCAGCTTGAAGAGATCATTCAGACGCTGGAAACCGTCAAGAACGACTACGTTCAGGGCGTGCCCCGTAACATGATCGTGGCAGTCGTCACCCCGGCATTCTACGGCAAGATCCGTCTGCATCTTGACAGCCTGCCTGCGTCAAACGTGGATACCGCGGCTGAAGAGTTCGCTATGTTCCACGGCGTGAGGGTCTACAGCGGGTTGAACCTGCCGGCGGGTATCAAAGTGCTTGCTATGGCTATCGGCTCCGTCGCTCAGCCTGTAGTCACTTATCCGTACACCGAACCCGAGCGCATTCCACTCTCCAACGACAGTGCCATCTCGCTGTTCTACAACTACGGCGTGAAGGCTCTCACTCCAGACCTGATTTTCAAGATCGCCTCTTAGTGCTTTCTCTCGGCTAGGGTGTGCGTGGCAAGGGAGGTGGAAACATGGCGAAGTACAAGAATAAGCTAACGGGAACAGTCGTTGAGCCGTCATCTGAGGTGGCGGCTCAGACTTTTGAGCGTTCTCCGGACTGGGAGAGAGTGACCGAGAAAACCTCGAAGCTGAAGGATGAACGCAGCAAGACTGAGGAGGCTAAGTGATGCAGGTAGGAACTGACACTTACGTCACTGTAGCCGAAGCTGACACCTACGTCAGCACCCACTATCGAAGCACCAGCGCCGCTAGGACTCGTTGGGCAGCGCTTTCTGAGATCGACAAGGCAATCCTCCTCGTGGACGCCTGTTCCGAGATGGAGCAGTTGCCCTTCCACGGTCGAAAGGCTGAGGACGGGCAACTGCTCGCCTTTCCCCGGCGTTTACCCTGGCAAGACTACACGTCCGAAGTTCCGGAAGCGGTCAAATCCGCTCAAGTTGAGCTGGCAGTATGGCTTTCGGATGACGTAAAACAGTCTGAGGCCGAACAGCGCAGAGCGTTGCAGGGCCAGGGCGTCAAGTCCTTCTCGGTGGGTGATCTCTCTGAGACGTACAACGGCACTTCAACCGGCGCTAGAAGCCTTCTGTGCCCCAAGGCAAAACTGCTTCTGTCGCCTTACCTGACGGGCGCCTACGCAGTGAGGTGATACGAAACGATGTTCGATACCTACCTCAACCAGACGGCGTTCTATGCGCCTCTCGTGGGATCGGACAACCGAGGGCAGCCGGTATATGGTGACGAGGTTTCCGTATCCTGTAGGCGTCAGGCCCAAACACAGGAGATCATCATGCCTGACAAACGAACCGTGAGGGCTGAGTACGTCTACTACCTATCGCAGGTCGTTAAGGAAGGAGACAGTCTGGACGGGCGCAGAGTGCAGTTGGTAAGCGAGATGAGGGGGCTCGGCGGGACTGTTCTGGGTTACAAGGCGGTGACGTAGGTGGCCAAGAGGACGGCTATCCAAATCGACGACAAGGCGCTGAACCGGCAAATCAAGCGCGCTCTACTGAGAAATCCCCAGGAGACGGTGAAGGCCGTACGAGAATGCGCGCTAGACCTCTCTGCGGAGAGCGCGAAGCGCGCGCCTATTGAGTCGGGTGACCTCCGGAACAACTGCCACGCGGACTTGAACGGCGTAGGTATCTTCGCCAACAAGAAGTCAACGGGGGCCACACCTTCTTCGACCACGAAAGCAACCGCTACCGTGGGCTACTCTCTCCCCTACGCCCTCAGACAGCACGAAGACCTTTCACTCCGGCACGACCGAACTGATGGACGCAAGATCATGTCCGGAAAGAACGCCGGCCAGACAATCAACATGGTTGCCGGCGGCGAAGCGAAGTACCTGGAGAGACCATTCGAGGAACGCAAGGACCGCTACATCAAGCGTATTCATCAAATCGTGGAGAGGAGCATCCGGTAATGAACATACTCGATATCCTCGCCACAATTCCTGGGCTCGAAGATGCGTTTCTCAGTCAGCAGCCGCACAAGCCGGACGGGTGCGTGACGCTCTACGAGTACCCGGTAACACCTCCGGAACATCACTTTGGCGGTATGGACGTCGTTCATGGTGTACAAGCCAGGGCGAGGGACACGACTGCGGCAGCGGCGTACGCGAGAGCGGAGGCCGTTGCCGGCATTTTGGGGCGTTATTCG